TACCTGGAGTGGCCGACCTTTTCTTAATGCACCCAAACGAAAAATATAATGGGCTATGGATTGAGGTAAAAACCGAAAAGGGAAGGCAAAGCGAACACCAAAAGTATTTCGAAAAAGTGGCTACACGTGAGGGTTATAATTACCAAGTGTGTAAAAGTTTACAAGAATTTAACCAACTAATTGATAATTATATTAACAATGTATTCTAAATTTACAAACCGTAATGGCATCCCTAAAGGCAATAGCCCAACGCCACGCGGATTGGATAAAAATGGCCGCCTATCTCGGAAGTGAAAGCCCCGAAGATACCGTACAAGATATGTACTTAAAGTTGGCCGAATCCCCCGACATTGTCGCGAAAATTGATTACAACGGCGATATTAACACCATGTATATTTTTACCATTATCCGTTCCAAGGTAGTGGACCGCCAACGCAAATCGAAACGAGAGAATTACGACGATGTATTATTTGACCCTTGCTTTAATGCGGACGAAAGCGAAAGGCAATACCAAAACTTAATGGATGACGTTAAAAGCGTAATAGATGAAATGCCCGAATACGACCAAATGTTATTAGAACTCCATTTTGTCTATAAACTATCCATGCGGGATATAGAAAAACGCACGGGTATACCTTTACATTCCATATTTAACCGACTAAAAAACGCAAAGAATCTAATTAAAAATCATACTTATGTCCAATACCAAAACTACTGTGAAGCGCAAAACGCGAAAGAAACCATCGCAAGGACTAGGCGATACGGTCGAGAAGGTGACCAAAGCCACTGGGATTAAAAAACTAGTCGAATGGGTGGCGGGTGAAGATTGCGGTTGCGATCAACGCAAAGCCAAACTAAACAAACTATTTCCGTATCGTACAACCCAATGCATGACGGAACAAGAATATTTTTATTGGGGTAACTTTCGGGAGAAAGCGGAGCAAACATTAACTAAAGAGGAAGCCGACGAAGTGGCCATCATTTGGAACCGCTTATTTCAAGCGCGTAAATTTTACCGCCCGTGTACTTGTGACCCAAGGGCATGGCAAAAAATGATAAATGAAATTAACCAGGTTTACGAAGCGTATGAAACGCCACACTAGGGTATATTTCGACTTTTTCGGATATGATAAAACATCGTATATCGAGTGTGAAGTTTGCCACGACCAAGCCCAAGACATCCACCACATAGAACCGCGAGGCATGGGGGGCAACCCTAAAGGCGACAAAGACCGAATCGAAAATCTAATGGCCGTTTGCCGTACTTGCCACGACAAATACGGGGACAAAAAGCAATACAAAGACTTCCTCAAGGAAATACACTTAAGAAACATACAAAACATTTAACGTTAATTACATGGTGCAAGTTATCGACATTGACAAAATCCAAGGCAACCGAGAAAATCCAAGGGTAATTAAGGACGACAAATTTAAAAAACTGGTTAGGTCAATAGAGGAATTTCCCGAAATGCTATATTTACGGCCGATTGTAGTAAATCAAGACATGGTTATCCTTGGGGGTAATATGCGCCACAAGGCCGCAAAGGATGCGGGACTAAAGGAAATACCCATTATCGTAGCGGAAAACCTAGACGAAGCCAAAGAACGCGAGTTTATCATTAAAGATAACGTCGGTTTTGGTGAGTGGGACTGGGACGCATTGGCAAATCTTTGGGATATTGAAGAATTAGATAATTGGGGGTTAGATTTACCACTTGATTTTGTGGAACCCGAAAACATAGATAAAGAAGTCGATAACCTCACTAAAAAAATCACCCTAGAATATACCATAGACGAAGCCGAGCGCATCGAAAACGAACTTTACAAAATAGCCCCAACGATGGAAGCGGCGTTAATCGTCCTTTTGCAGTCGGGCAAATAGTTATGAAAAATGTACACATATTCAAAAACAACTTCGACCCCAAAAAAGTATTATTGCTCTCCGATATCCATTGGGATAATCCCAAGTGCGACCGCGTTTTACTCAAACGCCACCTGGACCAAGCCATGGAAATGGACGCAAGAATATGTATGAACGGGGACACTTTATGCCTCATGATGGGCCGCGCAGATCGTAGGGGTAGTAAGAGTGGAATACGCCCCGAACACAACGTGGATCATTATTTCGACGCGGTGGTAAACGACGCAATCGAATGGTTTAGCCCATACGCAAAAAATATCGATGTTATCAGTTACGGAAACCATGAAACGGCAATAATAAAGCATCAAGAGATTGACGTAATACAACGTTTAGTTGGTGGGTTAAATCAAAAGAACGGTACCCACATACAAACGGGCGGCTATGGGGGTTGGATAGTGTATAATTTTAAACGTCCAAAAAGCGCGGGTAGTGTTTCATACCGAATCAAGTATTTTCATGGTAGCGGTGGGGGTGGTCCCGCCTCCCGTGGTACGATTCAATTTCACCGAGCAAGTAGTGTTATAGAGGGTGCGGATATGGTTTGGATGGGACACGTACATGAAGACCACGAATTAACCTACCAGGTAGAGCGAATGAATCATAATAATAAGGTACATTTGAGGGAAGTATTAATGGTAAGGACGGCAACTTACAAAGAAGAATACGGCGACGAAAAAGACGGATACGGTGCTAAAGGTTGGATGGTGGAGAGAGGAAGTCCACCCAAACCCCTCGGCGGCCGATTTTTAGTATTAGAACCTATTAGGGAAATAATAAACGGCCACGAAGAAATCAAAGTAAAAGCATACACATACCGCGCACAATGATAATACCCGTAACTTTTATATACTCCGAGGATAAAATAGACCCCATTTATGAAATGTTAGGGTTAGAAATGGATGCGGATAAAATCGAAATCCTAGAGGATGGATACATAGATACCGACCAAATCGAAGCGGTGGCGGGTTCAATGGGATTTACACAAGTTTACACCAAAGGCGGCCACGTATTTGAAATTGAAATGGAAACCGAAGAATTTATAGCACTATGGACGTAGTAAACAACCCATCACATTACCAAGGCGAAATAGAATGCATCGAATGTATTAAGGCATCCATGAGCAAAGAGCAATTTATAGGATACCTAAAGGGCAACATAATAAAATATACGTGGCGTTTTGATCGTAAAAACAAAAGCGAAGACGTTAAAAAATTACAAGTCTACGCCCAATGGCTTGAAAATGAATTAATCGTGAAATAAACGTGAGATATGGCAAACGAAAAAAACCTTAAACCATTCCCACCAGGAAACAACGCAAACCCCAAGGGTAGACCCAAGGGGAGTTTAAACCGTTCGACCATTGCCAAGAAATGGTTGGAGGTCATGCAAGATTCTAAAAACCCAATAAGCGGCGAGATTGAAAAGTTAAGCCAAGCCGACCTAATGACATTAGCGTTAATACATAAGGCCCGTAAAGGTGACGTAAGCGCGTATAAACAATTAATGGATTCGGCCTTTGGGTTGCCACAACAGAATGTAAACGTAACCGAGGAAAAGCCAATATTTCCTGGCATAGATTTGGATGTTGAATAATGCTAAAAAAGACCACGGCGCAAAGCAAGATTGCAAAACTCAAAAGGCGGGTGCGTATAGTTCGTGGCGGTACAAGTTCATCCAAAACATTCTCGATTATTCCATTACTTATCAGTTACGCCGTCGTAAACGCCAATTGCGAAATAAGCGTAGTCGCCGAAAGCATCCCGCATTTAAGGAGAGGGGCAATTAGGGATTTTCTCAAAATAATGGACATGGTAGGAATGTACGACCCTACCAAGTGGAATAAATCTAGTTTAACCTACACATTTTCAAACGGGGCGTTTATTGAGTTCTTCAGCGCGGACCAACCCGACAAATTACGAGGGGCAAGGCGTGATGTTCTTTTTGTGAATGAGTGTAATAACATAGATTGGGAATCATACTACCAATTAGCCATACGAACGCGGCGTTTTATTTATCTTGACTATAACCCCGTGGTGGAATTTTGGGTAGACACCGAATTAAAAGACGATAAGGATAGCGAAATGGTGGTATTGACGTACAAGGATAACGAGGCCTTGGATGCGTCCATCATTAAGGAAATAGAAAAGGCCAAAGTAAAAGCGGAAACCTCAAGTTATTGGGCCAATTGGTGGCGTGTATATGGATTAGGTGAAATTGGAAACCTGGAGGGCGTTGTATTTAGCAACTATAAAACCATCGACACCATACCAAGCGACGCGCGATTAATCGGGTGTGGTTTAGACTTTGGATATTCAAACGATCCAACGGCATTGGTTGAGGTGTACCAATACGACGGCCAACGAATCATTAACCTAAAGTGTTATCGAACCGCTATGCTTAATTCCGATATTGCCAAGGTCCTACCCGACGGCGTACCCATATATGCGGATAGTGCCGAACCTAAAAGCATCGAGGAAATACGACGATACGGGAAAATGATAAGGGCGGTTACTAAAGGCAAGGATTCGATTTTGTACGGAATACAAATAATGCAAAGCCAAGAATATTTGGTTACAAAGGATAGCACCGAATTAATAAAGGAATTACGCGGGTATTGTTGGGACAAAGATAAAGTGGGTAATACGTTAAATAATCCCGTAGGGGTGGACCACGCAATAGACGCTTGGCGTTACCATGAAATGGAAGCCCTAGGCCTAAAACGTAACCACGGGCAATACGACGTTAGATAAATTTTTTTACTTTTTTTTACGTTAGATATTGCATATTTAAAATATGTATGTATATTTGCTATATGAAACAAACAAAATTATTAGAATTTCAATTTAATGATGGTGGTCGTAGCCATTCAAAATTTACAGGTAGTACAGGTGATTGTGTTGTCAGAGCAATTGCAATCGCAACCAATCAAGATTACGAAAGCGTTTACCAACGTTGCGCCGAGATTAATAAAAAATGCGGTTTACCTAAATCGTGCCGCAATGGCGTAAATACTAAGAGCAAACATTTTAAAGAGTATATGCAAGAATTAGGGTTTACGTGGGTTGTTACAAATCAAATCGGTAGTAGCGAAAAAGTACATTTACGAGCAGATGAATTACCCAACGGTAAAATTATTTGCAAATTATCTAAACACGTAGTTGCAGTTATTAACCACAAATTATTAGATACTTATGATTGCTCGCGGGATGGCACTCGTATGGTTTACGGATATTGGCAAAAATAATTGAGCAAAAGCAAAAGGGTTAGAAAGTAGCCCTTTTGTTTCATACTTAAGGCCTCCCATTTGGGGGGCTTTTTTTATGTAAAAACATTCGCCTAACCATGCGTTAATTAAGTAGATGGAAATAACCATACCTACTAAATTATCCGAGGTACCGTTATACCGCATGGTTGAATACAACGCCCT